CGGGTGTGACTGTGTCCGTAAATAGTTTTTGCGATACCGCTTGAGTCGTCGATTGACCTTGCGCTTGTGCAAGTGTCGGCATTTGCACAGGCGTTACTTTGCCGTCCGCTCCTAAAGTCGCCACGCCATCTGCAGCGCCTTTCGCGCTACTGGGTATTGCTGCTGCTGCTAGATTGTTAGCTGCTGTTATGGCGTTGGCTTGTAGCGTGTTTTTGGAGTCAACGTTTGCAATAGTGGCTCGTAGGTTTGTAGCATCATCTTGCAGGTTATTCTTAGCATTAACATCGACTGTGCTTGCCTTTAATTCTATATCTGCGTTTATAGAAGATACCGCCCCATCTACCTTTAGGTTTATAGCCTGTTTATTGGCTGCTATAGTAGTGTCTTGCAAGGTGTTTTTGTCGTTCACATTAGCAGTGGTTTCCCGTAAGATTATGGCGGTATCTTGCGTTATATCCTTATTCTGTAGCGCCGCTATCCTAGTGTCAATCGTACCGCTTAATGCTGCGGCTTCTACCTTAGTGAACATGACTGCTTTTAGGTCAGTCTGATTGGTCAGCGTGCCCTTGATATTACCCCACTTTATTTTACCGTCGAGCGTGCTTATTAGTGCCGGAACTTCTGCTTGTGTGAACATGGTTGAGTTGATAGTCGAGACAGCTTCAGTCAATACCTGACCTTGCACCTTGGTGAACATCACTTCAGTCAAGTCGAGCTGATTGGTAATATCACCTTCAATCTTACCCCAGTTGATAACGGCACCAGGGTAATACTCTCTTGGCGGGTAGGCGGTAAATATATCTAACTCTGACAGTAGGCAGTCGTGCTCAGGCATACCGAAGAACACACTAAGCACCATGCCTTCACTACCAAACAACTGCACCTGATAGACACTGCCTAGCGTGGTGGCAGGCAGTTCTGCCACAGTATTATCAGCAGTCGTCTTTACTCCATACTCAAAAGGCGCGGTCCGAATATGTGTATCATCAACATCGACATATAGATTTTTAATATAAAGACTGTCCACTGGCTTAGTAATACCTAGTGCCTCAATATCTATCGTTAATCTGTGTATCGTAGCCATAGCGGGTCTCTATATAAAGTTTGCAGGAAGGGTCTGTCTTGATTTTTGGCGGTTGAATCCTGCGCTAACATTCTGTCTTGCAGTCATCATGGCTGATTCAAATACGCTGCGGTGGTACGCGACCATGCTAGGTTCCGCCCATGCTTTACCGGGCATTGCCTGTAGGTTTGCCAGTACACCACTTAATATCCCGTCATAATATCTATCGAATATAAACATTGGGCACTCAAGACTGGTCTGTGTGACCGACAACGACACTTCAATATCTTTTATCGGAATGCGCCTAATCTCGCTGTCATCAAGCAAGTCCAAATGCAGGACGTTAGGGTGACTGTAGGTAATGCGATCAGTGACATCAGACTCCCCTCTTAACTGCCATACTTTGCAAATATAGGTGTCTCTTGGAATCATTAACACACGGTCTGTCAAGCGCTCAACAATGTTTTGAGGTTTATGTACCCATGAATCAGTATCGTTCAAAAACTGTCTGACCACTGAGCGCACCGCATGAACCACAATCACCCGTGGCACGTTAGCAGCACTGCCTGCCTGACTTGCAATATTTGTATTAACCCCATCTAACCAATCATCGTACTGCGCCATGTCCATAATCAATTACTCGTTTTTCGTGCGGGTGATAGGCGTGCGTCAATCTCGTCTTGAACACCTAGTAGCCCAGTAGCCAGTTGTAAGTGACTCGCGCCACTATCGCCATTGGTGCTATCGCCTGACAGGAGTTTATACATCATCAGCTCTTGTATCGGCTGTGAGTACATTACATCGACTGGTAGCGCATCATCAAAAGTAGCGGCAGTCACAATGTCTGCGCGTGCGCTGTACTCAATCTCAAACTGCTTGTCGGCTGTAACGGTAGGATAGACAAAGAACTGCTTAGGAATACGGCCATCAAACATATATTCTTTAATTTGAATACCTGTCGCGCCCATCCATGCCAGACTCGCGCTGTCCATATCTTCTTTTTGTACCAAGCGGATAACCTGTCCGGTCATACCACTGGCTCTAATATTGCGAATCACACGAATAAGGCGTACCCCATCATCAGGAATAACTTGTCTTGCGCCTTCTGTAGCATTGACGATAGCGTGCTTGGCAGTCGCATCAGGCCGTAGTAATTGCAGCATACGTAAGGCTTGATTAAGCGCACTGATTAGCTGTGCCTGTGTCCACGTAATACCTTCGGGGTCATTGAGCTGAGTGACTTGTAGGTCTTCTACGACGCTGCGACTACTGAACATGACTGCTCCTATTTATCGTTATTGGCCTGATCACTGGCGGCCATTTCTTCGGCTTGCATAGCCGTGCCGATATTGCGTAACGCTTCGGTCATGGTGTCACCTTTCTTGACCGTCACATCTAAGTTGGCTGCCTTCTGTTTAATCTTGGCGCTATGGGCTGTGGTCAGCTCTAATACCTCTTTAGCCCAAGCGGTAACGGTATCGTTTTCAGCCGTCTCAAAATTAATAGACAAAATGTCATCAAAGCGATTCTTAAAGGCACCATCATCATTGTTCACTGGCTTAGTGACTGCAATCTTAGTCACAGCGGCATCACCTGCGCGGTAAAGACGGTAGGCTTCGGGGATTGCTAGGAAACGCGCTAGATGCTCGTCATCGGCCACTTGGCAGACGTGAGGTGAATTAGGCTTTTTTGAGTCAAGCGGTTGGAAGTCATAATTAACCTGGGTTGATTGGTTGTGACCGAACGCAACTTGTGTACCACCTTTACGTCTGAGTAAGCACTGAATGGCTGTGGTGGTTTGCGGGGCAGTAGTAGTATCAGTCATGTAATGACTCCTTACGTGTTAGTGGTACAGAATGAGCAAAGCCCACAACAATTAAGTCATGGGCTTTGGTGTGCGTCTAATTACTTACTTACTCGTCATTAGTTGCATGACGGTAGTGAGGCGTGACACTAATAAATGAATCTTTCGGAATAGTACCTGCGCCATTAAATTTAATAGCGATAGTCGTTGGATTGTCCCGCACTTTAGCAAGACGACCTGCGATAGCATTGTCATTAACCTTGATCCAACTTTGTGCAACCATGCTGCCATCAGCAATAAACACAGCGTCAATATCAGTTTCATCTGCGTTCATCAAGCCGACGTCAGCCGTGATACCTACGCCTAATGCGCTGCATACCACTTCAATGCCCATCATGGCTGTACGTGTTGGTAGTTTGGCCACCATCACAAAATCACCAATAGCAACGGCAGTTTCGGCAGTGAAGTTATGGGTCACGGTTGGCACGCTTAATGTGCCGCTAACATTTGAGCTTTGCAACTGGGTATTATGCATGTAACGCTCAGACTGGAACTTAGCCATAGTCTTTTATCCTTATATAATATGGGGTAGTGATAAGAAAGCGCACCTAAGCACGCTCACTGGTCTAAAGTATAATCAAGCCGTGTTAGGTACGCGACTCACTTACGGCTGTGTAGGCTGCTATAGAATTGACCACCTTACCGTCAAACGAGGGTAGCTTAGTACCGTAGACCATACCTGCTGAGATACCGACTTGATTGCCATAATCTTTCGGTTTTTCTTCCCAATTGGCACGCAAGTTCTTGTCACTGGCACTACCGAAGGCCACAACTGCGGCTTGACGGCCCATGAATACGCCTGTATGCGCTTTCACGTTATTACTGGCACCAAAGTCATCATAGGTCACAACACTATTTACTTCTTTGATGTGAGTCTTGTTGTACTCACCAGCTGAGCCTTTAAAGATATGGTTTTTATATCCATTGGCTGCTGCTGCTGCCTTTTGAATATCGAGCCAACCACCCACACCTGTGTCTTTACGCAAGTCATGGATTTGCTCCGGTGACAAGGTAAGCATGTAGTATTCTTCTGAGCTTTCGTCTAACGGCTCCATGCGGAACTCACCGTCCGCCTTACCGCCACGTTTGGCATTAAGGATAAGCTTATCAATAATATCAAGCGACATAGTATCGCTTGCCACCATAGAGGCTTTAGAGGTTGCTGAACCACCATAGACGATACTATCTTCATCATATTCAGTGTAATCAGACGTGCCCGGGATAGGTGCTTTTGCGCCTTGTGGAATATACAAGTCTTTGGCATGGCCTCGGCCACCACCAAGCGTTGTCATTACCACGTCATCGAAGTGACCTGCGTGCCATCGTTCCAGCTTAACCTTAGCGATTGCTCGCAAGTCGTTGATGGTGCGCTTCTGATTCATCTTACCGCCTGGTGCTACGGCATGACGAACCTGATTGATTTTAACCTCATCGGTAAATGCGGTTAAATCTTCTTCGTTACCTTCTAACGTGTCATCGCCATAAGTACCGCGACCTTTGAGCTGAACAAACATATCAAAAGATACGTTATCACCAGCGCCACTTTCAAGCTCGTTGACCACACCGATAGGGGCGTTAGCCATTTGTCCGGCTTTGCCCACTGACTTAGTGGAGGCCATCAGCTTGCTTCCGTAGAAGGATTTTTGGACGGCTGAGTTGAATAACGCACCTGCCCACTTCTTGACTGCTTGCGCGTCGTTAATCTTAGTCTGTGCCATGATTAGTCTCCTTTAGTCAGACTATTAGTGGTATCACAGCACGTATGCGCTTGTTCACCTGTTAAAAAACTCACTGTACTATCTTGATCGGTTATCACTTTCAATCTTGGCGCACGCCCACTCTTGCTTTCAACCACAATGGTACACGCGCCTGTAACTTCGATAACATCGCCTATGCTGCAATCTCGATAGCGTATTTTTGTCATAAAGTAATTACTTACCTGATTAGGTGTTTAAGTATTCGTTTTGCTGCTCATCAGACATATCAGCCAATGCACGCTCAAGCTCAGGGCCGCCCAATTTATCTAAGTGGACAAACTTGTTACCGTCAGTGCTGTTCGGTACTACGGCTGGCATACTGGCAATGCTGGGCATGGTTTCTTGCTGCTTGTCTTTAGGCTTGGCTTTCGCTGCCACCTTTTCAGCTTCAGGCAACTCCATATAAGCGCCTACCACGTTACGCGCCTTACTGAGAAGCACATCGAATGGCGTACCCTCTGGCATGTTAGCGGCAACCACCCCTAGCTGTTGGTCTAACGCGGTAAACTCGGGCGAACCTTTAACGAACACTGAGTTTTCAGGCAAGGCCATAAAGCCAGTAATTGCGGTAGTAAATTCATTCTGTGATTGCTCTTTAGCGGTCGTCTCACGCTCGGCAATGGCATCTTCTTTGGTGACTAGCTCAGCTTCGCGCGATTCAATGCGTTTAATCTCACGCTCGATACGTGCTTTAACTGCGTTGTACTTGCCTTCGTACATATCGCCGTTGTCAAGCTGCTCGCCTAGTTCTTCAAGCTCTGTTAGCTTGGCATCGAACTGGGCATCAATATCGGTACGCTGTTGGGTTACGTTGTCTGATTGTCGTTGCTGATCATCCGTAGCACTATCAGCATCATCATCAGTTGTATCTGCGGTGGCATCTTGGTCATCACCATCACTGCTGTCACTGTCAGTATCTTGGTCATCGTCCTGCTCTCCGTCAGTATCATCATCAGTATCATCACCAGCGTTAATGGCTTCAATCTCGGCATCGGTTAGACCGTCAAAATCAAAGTCATCACCGTCATCTTCTGGCGTATCAACGTCTTGGTCATCACCCTCTGGAACATCTATGTCATCTTCAGGTAATGCTTGGTTGTCAAATTCATCTGGCATGGTTATTCCTTTGGGTTAAATCGTAGGTATTAAAAAAGCCGATATGTAATTTCACATATCGGCTCTTATTTGAACTGTTTGATTGTCTAGTTGTTTATGCTGCGTCTAATTAATTAAGCTATTAAGTGGTTATGGTCGTTCTTGGCATTAGGCAACTTGCATGATCTGCATGTGCCACTGGTATCGCCCAATAACTCTCGGTCATCGCGCTCATAAGCTGCGAACTCTTTACCGCACTTAGCGCAGATAGGCACCAACCCCTTAATGGCGCTCGCGGCTTTATATAGCTGACCAGTTTTAGGATCTTCAATTATCAAACTATCTGCCATTATCACAGGGTCTTTAGGTTTGGCTAGTAACTCGTATTTTTCGTTAATATCTTTCACAATAGCATCAATATTACTCATAAGGTTATTGACAGCCTCTTGCTCATCAGCGCCATAACCCTCAACTTCTGAGCCAAAAAAGTTAGGTAGATTTAAATCAACGCTAGCAGTAAAGCTCTCATACTTACATTTTTTGTCGTCATGTATTTTTATATTCATAATAACTCCTTGATTAGTAAGGTCATTATAGCACCTACTCATCACCCTCTGAACCTATCTGTCTGTGCGTTAGCTCTGCGGTAGTATCACCCAGCCAACCGTCAAGCTCATCGAGCATAGTCACCTGACTTGGCATCTCCTCAAAGTCAGTGTCTAGCATATACTCCATGCGCTCAACGTCAGGGTCTATCACTGACCACCTTCCATGCCTTGCTGTTGCATCATCTGCTGTTGCAGCATGGCTTCTTCCTCAGTCATTGGTTGTTGCTGACCTTGTGGCGGTTGCTGCTGCTGGGCTTGTTGTTCAGCTTGCATCTGTTCTTGCTGCGCCATCTGTTCCATCTGCTGTTGTTCGGCATCAGTCGGTTGCATCGGTACGGGTCCTTGCTCGACTGGCACACCTTGCGCTTCTAACTGCGCTCCACCTTCTTGCGGTGGCTCTGTCCCATTCATAATATTATCCATGTTACCGATTAGGTCATCAGCAATATCAACGAGGTTGGCCTTTTCAGTAACCAGTCCTGCTGCTTCTAAGTAAGTAACCAATGCTTCGGCCTGCGACTTACGCGCATTAGCTTTCTCACGCTCACCCTCCCGGTTGTACTGGTTGGCTCGTGAGTTGTTGTAGTTGATTTTGGATTCTTTTTCAGCAAGTTCAAGACTTTGTGCTTGCTCTTGCAATGCCGCTTGCTTCTGCTCCTCTGCCTGTTTCTGTTGCTCACGTTTCTCTTTCTCCTCATCGTTTTCATCTGATGGCGGTAGTCCGGTGGCTTCACGTATCTTGGTCAGTAAGCGTTCTTTATTCGGTAGGTCTTGTAATTCCACTGCCATCTCAACGAAGGCAATAGCGAGTGCTGGGTTTCCTGTGGCTTGGGTAATTTGTGCTGATACATTGATTAGCTGCTCAGACAAGGCTTGACGCATGGTCTGACGATAATCACGTTCGGAGATTATGAAGTCAGCCTGTGTCGCGGTAATATCAGTCTCAGGTTCACCACTGTTTAAAGTAGTAAAATCTTTCTCGCTGGGGTTTTGAATGTCGTTAGTCACACGGAATTGCATCTTCCGGCTGATGTACTGCTCAGATAATGACAGTACCAACTCACCCTCTAGTTGATGGGCTAATTGGTGGTTGTCGATAATTGGGGTGGTAATGATAGTGCCTTGCTCTTGCAACGACTGAATAGCGATACCGGACATGGCATTACTACTCTGCCCACGGTTTTCACTAGTCACACCGCTGATCTGCTTCACGTAAGCACTGTCCATCTCTGCCATTTGCACGTGAGGGGCTGCCATTTCTACGTTGTCGCGTATCTCAAACATCTTCTTGCCCTTGACTTCGATATAGCCGTTGACCTTCGCCACTTGCTTAATCGCTTCGTTCTTATCTTCGACTGCGCCTTCTTCGGCTATGATTTGGCGGGTGGCCATTAACCATAACGCATGGTTGCGACGTTGGTTTAAGTCTGATTGCGGGTCAATGATTTGGCGGATTAGGCCATAAGGGGATTTAGTGGTCTTGTCTGTAAATGCTAAACGCCTAATAAATGGGAAGCGGTTGTGTTTATAGATAGACTTGCCATGAAACAATACAGTCGTGGCGGTATAGATTGCCATGTACATCTGCTCGCGTACGGTTTCACGCTTGTCTGCGCCGTCCTCTAACGCTGCTTGGTGCTTTTGACTGTTACTATCAAATATCTGTCCGGTCAATCCGCCTGCATTTGACATGATGGTTACGCGCTCAGTCTTTTTGTACCACATCTCCCACACTCTGACGGCTTGACGGGTGCTTGAATAGTAACCACCTGTAATGCTCATACTGCCTGACCGTGTGATATTAACCTCGGCATTGCTGGAACCACTTGGCT